GTACCTGCTGAGAGGACCTGACCTACTACGTTGTCAATCGAATCTGCTGCGTTGTACGCGATGATGTCAGCAAGTGCTGAATCAACGTCGTTGAATGAAGTTAGGTTTAACTTCTTAGTTGTTGTTACTGCTGAACCGTATTCGTTCAGAGTTACTGTAACCTGTGAAGGGTTACCTAATGCAATGGAAGATACATCTGATGTTTCTGTCAATGTAGAAGTAGCTTGTGCTAAATCTGAATAGATTGAGAATACAACTGATGATCCTGGCATTGCCTGTTGCACTGGCTTGACGTCAGCAAGAGAACGCATAACTGGAATGGAGCGAAGCGCCATTCTGACATATTGGTCGTATGCAGCCTGTACTAGAGCACTGATCGTCGAGCTAGAGGTGGGGGTACCTGTTGGGATAGCCATATTGGTCTAGCCTTTCTTGTTTAGGATCGGATGTTAGAGTCCAGACAATCTAATGACTTCATCTAGTTCTTCGCGGCTATTGGTATTGAGAAGTTTTTGCATTATATCTGCGTTATGTTCTGGCGAAGCGCCAGCATCTGCAGTGTTAGTCATTCTCTTATACGCAGCCGCTTGAGCTGGATCTACATTAGGTGATGCCTGGGTTTGACCAGATTCATAGCCGAATACATCGGCATAATCATCTAGCCATTTAGACAAAGACTCTTCAGTTGGGTCAATGTCCTGCGGAATAAATGAAGCAATTTTGCTATTTACCCCGCGAGTTGCGAGGACATCCTTAATTGCTCGTTCGCGTTGGCCTTTGCTTAGGTTTTCAAACTGAGAACGAAGTTCTTGCAGTTCTTTATCCTTTTGCTTTGAAGCCTTGCGTAGTTGCTTTACAAGGTCATTCGACGAATCATTTGTGAAATCGTCGTCTTCATCCTCGTACTCGTAATTGGACATAGTCCATCTCCCTATCAGTTAGTTGATTTCGCCAGCCTCATATTCCAATGGGGATTGGGTATGGCTCTGACTCCTGGTATTGTTGTCGCTCCACTAGGCCAGTAGTTCTAGTGGCAGGCTTTATTGTTTAGTAACCGCCGGCACGGTCTCTTGCTAGCGCTCCGCTAGTTAGTCCGGTTTGACCACCGAAGGTGGCCTTCTCAAGTCCAGTAATCTTTTGGCGTTGTTTGCGTGCTTCTTGCTGTCCTGAGAGTTTGAATATTTCTTCTTCTGCAGTTGTTTGCGTGTATGGATCTTGTTGGTATATTGATGCTAGTTGTGAACCACGCTGTAGTCCACCACCTATTGCAGAATAGCCAGCAGTAGCTGCTTCTTTATCTACGCCATATCTTTGTAACTCTTCTGCTCTAGCAAGGCTAGTTGTAAGCCCAGTCTGTGAAAGCGCCGCGCCACCAATCTCAGCAGCAGTTACCTTACGCTTAATGTTTTCAATAGCGTTCTTAGGATCGAGTGTATAGGCCAGAATATCAGCATTAGTGATATCAGGATAAAATTGTTTAAGTGCCTGAGTTACTTCTGGGTTAGCATTAAGTACGCGCTTTTGAGCAGTACCAATACGGTCTTCTAGTTCAATGGGTGATACATCTCCTGCGATAAGTTTTTCAAATCCTTCTTGGCGACCCAGTTCACCACGAGAGTAATAAGTTTCAGGCAATCCATATCGGCGCATTACGTCTTGATATTTGTCTTCCTCTAAAACATACTCTGCTTCGGACAAGGCACGTAAGCCTTTGGCAACGCGCTGTGCATTAGCAGCAAAGCGCTTTTTGTAAGCATCTGTCTCACGCAAGCGCAGAGTAAATTCCGCATCTGATAGGCCATCTTGTATGAACTGTTTAAGAGGTTCTACCAGAGCGCCCATACCGTAACGGTCAAACTCTGCAAATAACAAAGAGTACGCAGACTGTCCTTCACGACGCTGCTTTTCAGCCGCTGCTGCAGCCTCTTGTGCTGCGGTTGCTTTTGCTGTTTCTTGAGTATTAAGTGATGCTTGGTAAGTTGAGAATGCTGCTTCATCTGTAAAAACTTTTCCATCTGTTGCTGTAAAGGTTTTAGGACCAGTTGTTAGAGGTTCGATAGGTTTAACAGGTTTTACTGGTGCAGATCCTTCAACAACAACTTCTCCGGTTAGTATGTCTCTACCAGCATTAGGTCCTGAAGTACTGATAGTCACTAAGTTTCCAGATTTGTCATAGATCTCTTTGAAAAGATCTGCGCCAAAAGCAGAAGCGGCTACTTCTTGTTCTTGCAAAGAAGCAATGCGTTCGGCTTTTTTCTGTGCTGCTGTTAGTGCCATCATTTACCCCTGGAATCCAAAGTCACGAAGGACTCTAAGCGCTGTGTTGGATACTTCTTCTTTGGCTTGATTAGTATATTGCCAACGATTGTCTTTTCTTAGTACCTTTTCAAAATCGTACAAAGACATTTCTTTGTCAGGACCGATAGCACTACGAAGTACCGTGTTATCAAGATTGATGGTTTCTGGATTGATTTCTAGTACAGATGCCATAAGTCTCTTGTATGGGTTATAAACGGTATCAAGATCTACGCCTTGGTCAAGTAAAGCAGATACCTTTTCAGGCATTGCTATTTTTGCAGCTCCGCGAATAATTTGTTTGAACGTTTCAACAGATTCACCCTGTGCAAGTTTTTGTAGCCATCCTTGAACACTGTCACCAAAGTTCTTTTCTAGGTCTAGCCCGTTTGCCTTAGCGGTCTTTCTCAATTCAGCAAGATTTTCTCCTGCTTGACCGCCCACTATTCCACCAGGCTTGTATGAAATCTTGGCACGAATACGCTGAGATACGATTGCCTTTTGGTTTTCATAGCCTAAGTCATAGATGTCACGAGATAGTAACTCTATATCTTCCGGAGATAAGTTTCCTCCGACCCTAACAATCTCATCTGCAATTACTTGTTGCGTATTTTTAAGACCGCGACCATACTCAGTAGTTTTGTACAACTCTTCTGGGTCTGACCCACCTGCAACAAGTTCATCGAACTGACGCTTGTAGAATCCGCGCTGACGAACAGGACCGGCATTTGTTTTGAACCAGTCAGTATTTTCAAGTTCCTTGACGAACTGATCTTGAGTTAAATCATCATCTGTATTTGGCTCGCCATCTTTACCGATGGCTTTGCGTAGCAGGGCTTGAAGTCCTGGGTCTGTCTTAAAAATGGTATCAATAGATCCATACTCATTAGCCACTGCATCAATAATTTCATCAATGGTTAATTTTTTTGGCTTAACGTCTTTAGGTGGTTTAACGTCTTTAGGTGGCTTAACGTCTTTAGGTGGTTTATCTGCCTTAACTGGTGTTGTAACCTTTGGAGTTATTGAAGTAACAGGAGTTTCTTTTTTAACAGATTCAGCAACCCTTGGTGATAAAGGCGTTGTAGGAACTACCTTGGGATATTTTTTTCTTAGATCGTTATATTGATCCTGTATTGTTTTTGATACAGTGTTGCCTAAATCTGTCTCTCTTTGAATATAGTCTTCTAAGGTTTTAATTAAAGCAAGATCGGATGTTCTTTGCTTGCTTGTTTTTGCAGCCTCTTTTGCAGCCTTTTCTGTAGCAAGTTTACCAGCCGCTTCACTTGCCACCTTCTTAGTAGCCGCTTCTGCTTCTCTTATTTTAGCCAAGGTAGAGTTATATTCATCCGTACCAGGTTTAAGCGTATTAAATTTATCCTTGAGTTCTTTTAACTCTTTAGTGGTAGCCATTAACGTACACCTAGCGCATTCTTAAAAGCATCATAATAGCCAAACACTTTGTTGGCTTTGGCTTCATCTGTTCCTGCTATTTGTTGGATCAAAAACTGTTGCTCGTTAATTCCACCAGTAGTAGTCGCTGAAGTAACATCGCCTGCGGTTGAGTATGTAGTAACAGTAGGAGAAGTCTTCTGCGCCTTTTGTAAAGCAGATGTATATTTCTCTAACTCTTCTTTAGTAGCACCTCTGCCTAAAGCGTCTTGAAGAACTGCGTTAATAAGAGTTCTGGCAGTTGACGCATCAGAGATACGAATATCCTTGCGGACCTTTGGTCCACCATCGCCACCCATACCTGTTCTGGTGTCAGCAATATCCTTAAGGTAACTAGTTATATCAAACTTTTGAGCACTAAGACGCTGTGGGTCATTAGCCTGAAGCATTGAAATTTCAGAACTCAAGTTTCGTGATGCGTCTAAGAAAGCCTCGCGTACTGTTGTGTTGTAATTACCAGTAACAGGTACTTTGTATCCAGCACTCTTAAGTTGTTGAGCTAAAGACTTACGTAAAATCTCTGACATAGAGCCATAGTTGGCTATTAAGTCAGCCTCAGTTGCTTCAGTACGTGCTGATGGAACGCCAAATCCACCCATTCCTGGGACAGCCGGACCAGTGCCAGGTGTTGAAGAGGTGATTAACCCACTGCCACCAGTGCCAGCGCCGTAATTAGCGCCAGTTAAACCCTGACCTGACATTTTAGTCCTCCCTTAAGAAGTTGCTAAACAGAACAGTAAAGACTCCGCTAGCATTTGGATTTGTTTGTGCGATTGTTTTTAATTGTGCAAGTGTTGATTCACGAATTACATCTCTAGCCTTAACATCACGCTCACTGCGTGAGTTATAGACATTATCTTTGGCATTAAGATATTCTTCATAGATAGCAATCATTTTACGAATAGAGTTAGTAGCTGGATTGCTAATTTTTGTTTCATTTAACATACGCTTTAGGTCATCGTATGACTGTTGACGTTTGATGTTATTACCAGCAGAATCTGCAAACTCTTGCTGCAATAGTGGGCGTGTAGCCTTAAACTCTTTAGACCAAGCACTCCACACATCGTTGATGCGGGAACGCTCTGAGTCAGTTGCTGCTGCTTCTAGTGCTTGCTCGTAACGATCACGCTCTTGGTAGAAGAAGTACTTAGACTTGGCAACCATTGATTCCTGTAGGAAGTCACCAACCAGTTTGTTCTCGCGGTATCCATTATCCTTGAGGAATTGGTAGGCTTCCCAACTAAAGGTTCCACTCTGTGGAATCAAGAAGGCTGCACCTTCTGGATATGCTTTGATAAGATCTTTGTTGCCATCAACCCAGTTAGCTGCTGCATTGCTTGTCTTAAAGTTTGCCTGAAATACTGGGTCTGACTCATTAATAACGTATGGTACTTGGTTTGGAAAGAACTTAGTCCAGTCAGCCATAGCATTTCCTACTGGATCGGAGGTGCTTGAGTACTCTTCAAGTAGCTTTGAGAACACTTGCTTAAAGTTAACTCGACCATTCTCACGAACCCACTCAGCCATATCTGACTTAAGTGTCGTTGTTGGTGATGCCGGTGCAAAGAAACCTAAAGCAAAGCGTGTTAGCAGAACACCACTAATAGTGGCACGTAGTTGCTTCTGGTACTCAGCCAACTCGCCAGGAGTTGCTGTTGCAGATGGGGTATGCCCACCTGCTTCTAAATATGTAACCGCCTTACGATATGCAGAGGCGTACTGTGAATCACGCTCGTCTTTGTTTAATGCTGTAAGTAAACGATTAACGTGTCCAGGTAAAGCTGCTTGGAAGATAGATTGATTTTCTCCAATAGGACCTATTGTGTACTGTTCTGTTGCTTTTACTTCTTTAGCAAGCATTGAAAGAATTGGGATATCTGATTCAGAGAATAAACCTGCTGTGTTGTAGATAACCTTGAGTGAAACACCAGCGATAGGACCGCTAAATGTTGGTAGCCAAGACTCTGCATTTGCAGATGGTGTCAACATTCGGATCGAAGATCCAAACTGCAATGGCATTGGAGATACAAACTTGTCGCCCAAACCAAAGACACTTAATGACTTGTTAACTGCTGCATAAACAGGTGCTACACCAGGATAGATGAAGTATGGTTCACCTTGGTCATCGCGTTGTACAAAGCCTGTGTGTGTTACACCTTCGTAGGTTAATGCAATCTTACGCAAAGCCTCTGGGTTGTAACGAACTGTACGATATAGACGGCGGTAGGCGTCTTCTGTGGCACGATAGAAGCGTGCAAAGTTACGCATAGACCAAGCCATCTGTGTACGAACATCTGGATTATCCACAAATGCTAGTACTCGTTCAACGCCTAACTTCTCTGACATCTCAACTATACGTCGAGTTGCCTCTTCTTTGCCAACCTTTTCTGTTAAGTCATCTAGGTATGGCTGTAATTCCTTGCGGATATTAAAGGCTGCATCAATAACAATTTGGTCACGAGACATACGTGCATTAGCATCGCCTAGCCAATCCCAGACTCTAGTATTAAGATCTGAGATAATATTTGCAGACTGAGTAGCTGGAATAAAACGAGGACCAGTAATAGATTGAGGCAGATCTGCTCGCTTAGTAGGTAGCCATTCAAGAGAGAAGTCATCTAATTTAGTAGCAAGTTCTCCGACTTCATCTGCTTGGACAATCCTACTTAAGAACTCATCGTTAATAGAACCATCTGATCTACCAAACAAAGCCTTGAGGTCATCGTAGATAACGCCTGCGTGTTGGCTAGATGTATAACTTTCATCAATATAGCGATCAAAGCGTGGCTTTAATTTGGCTAAACCTTCTGAATCAATATGTTTTGCAAGAGCTGCAACGAAGGCACCACGGTCATTACCATACTGTTTAAGTAATTTCATACCTTCTGAGCCTATTTCATCATTGCCTTTGGCAATAATCTGAAATGCCCAAGCCAATTTTCCTTCTTGATCTACTGGGCTTAACTGTACAAATGAACCAAACTGACGGGCGTAATCTTCTCCATCAATCGAGAAGTCAACAACCCTACCTTGCTTACGGCTTACCTTAGTAGCACGTGAGAAGAAATCATTGCCAGCGTTAAGATTGTACGCACCTTCGCTTGCAGACTTAAGTAAGTTCTCAAAGTCTCCGTACATAGCAAACTCGTATGTAAACCGGTCAAAGTCTGTACCAAAGTTGCCAATCTGTGCATCATTAAACTTATCGCGTAGTAGAACCTCAGCAAATACTTGACGCTTTGCTAGTTCTTTTTGTGCAGGAGTCTTGTAAAAGTTTTCTGTAACAACTTCTACATCATCAATCATTTCACGCTTGGTACCTTTTTGAATATCCTTAAACTTGCTCAAGATAAGTTCTTTATCTTTTGCTTTTGCGTAGCGATTGACTAGACCTAGTTGTAAGTCTTCCTCAGTTGTACGGATCTTTGTAGCAAGACGACGAGATTTAACTACAGAGCCAACAGACTTGATTGCTCCCTTACCATTTGATAGGTAAAAGATATAATCTTCTAAAGCATTACGAATTGGAAAGCGTGGTCCTGCTAAAGTACCTGTAACGAAGGTGCTAATAACATCATCTGCTGCTTTTGAGTACTGAGCACCCCAGAGTTTTGCAAGATATCCATCACGTGCTGCAAATTGATCTAATTGCTTAGGGTTAATAAAGGCAGAACGGTCATTGAGTTGGAATACATAAGCTGCTGAATCAAAACCATTGATCTGTGATGGAATAATTCCATCTGGATTAAGATCATCAAATACACGGTTGGTGTAAACAGCATCGCGCCCTACAGTTCCTAGCGTATCTAGTAGTCTACGACCACCTGCTGTACCACGAAGGCCGCGTAGTTCACCTACTGCAGACTGTAAACCTGTAAACATCTCACGACGTTGAGCGATATTACCTGCTTGGTAGGCATCTCCTAGTATACGTGCTGCGTAACGACCATAGATAAAGCGTGAGTAGCGCTCAAATGCGATATGAGCTTTAGGAGATGTGTGGTTTCCCAACTCTGCCATATCTGGAATAAGTGCAAACTTACGAGTAACGTTATCTAAACGCTTGTTAATGCCAAAGATGGAAAACTTATTGTACTTTTCTTCAGATGCCTTCAAGCGTGCAGCAGTGCGAGCACCGGCTTCAATAGCAGTCTCGCCTGGACGACCAGTAAGTGACTCCATTAAAGCTTGTTGCGTGCTTACTCCACGAAGATCTGCCTCATCAAAGACTATGTTACGTAGAAAGTTTGTGCCATCTTCATTAAGATTAAATTTACTGTCTGCTCTTGTATAGGCATCAATGACCTTACGACGAGCAGGACTCAAACGTGGCATAACCTTGATTTGAAATCCTGGTTGTCCATAGAATAAAGGTTCAATACGCTCTGCATTTGATAGAAATGCTTTGGCGGTATTTAGATCAAGTATGCCACCGAAGTCTTGGTCTGCAAATTTAATAAGTTCACTATCTACACCGTTAGGACCAAAGGCTGGATTTAACCGACGCAAACGTCCTATTGTTTCTCCAACTGCTAACTCATCTCCAGCACGACGCGCATCGCGGTATTGAGATAGTGTCTTAGTGTAATCATCCCAAAAGCGTGCAACTCCACGTCTAGCAAAAGAAGTTTCTACTTTTTCTGCTGTACCGATTGTCTTAGATAATGCGTACTTTGATGCTTGGTATGCCTTGCTAGCCTTACCAAGAAGAAGTGTTGGGTCTGCAAAGATACGAGTAGCAGCATCTGCTGTACCTGAGATCCAAGTGTATAAACCGCTTTTACCTTCAAGATCATCTGGAAGAAAAGCGTTAGCTAGTTGGCGACCTGGTGAGTACTTGGCAGCGTTGACCTTGGCTACAACTTCATTCATTAGGTTATCTCCATCAGGCTGTGAAGCCTTAGAGATTAACATCTTTTGATTTTCGTTTTGTGCTGTAGCAACAATCTTATCTAATGGAATACCAGCAGAGATCTGTTGTGCAAGATACACATAATCTTGACCGTATGTTGTTATTGCTTTTTGAATACGACCTGGGTTAAATGACATTTCGCCATTGGCGCCAGACTTTCTCCAAGCATCTGCTAAATCTATTCCTTGAGTAGCAGCGATAGCACCGGTACGGTAAGTACGAGTTACTTGGTCTGATGCCCAGTTAGCTGCATTAAAGATTGCCTTGACAGGCTCAACGATTGGACGTGAAATAATGTATGCAGTTTGACCAATCCAACCACGATTTGGCGAAGTGTCATTTTCACCAAGAAACTCTGCCATCTTCTTTTGCTTGTCAGGATCGAGTTGTGAAAACTGGTAGGCACCAACCTGTGCAGGTAAATTAGAAAGTTGTACGTGTGTTGAGTACATATCAGATAGCGCATTGATTTGATTCTTCTGTGCTGGATTAAGACCAGCCTGCTGAGCTGCCTGATAGATATTTCCTTTATTAAGGTTCTGACCCATTAAAGTCCTCTAGATTGTGCTTGCTCGTAGAGCGCTGCGATTTCTCCATTAGTATCGTAGGGAAGCATCTTTGCAAGAATTTGAGATAATGTTTCTTGTTGTGGTTGCATACCTAATGCGCTAGATCCTGGACCTTCACCCATATCAATACCTGCTGTGATTGGTTCATCTGGACGTTCTGAAGGTGCATATAATTCTGTTATAGGTCCTTGTGCTGCAGAACGTATTTCAGAAGATGGCATACCTTTTACGTCGCCAGTTTTTGCAAGCGGAGCGCCGGACTTAATAGCGGCTGTCTCTACGCCTTCGCCATAATACTGTGATGGCATTTGTAAATTATCAGTACGAGTCGAGTACTTTCCAGGACCTGCAGGGCCAGCAAGTGGATTCATTGGTGCTGTTGTCACTTGTCTTCCCCTAACGTTTCTAAATCTTGTGCCATATCTTCCCACGCTTGAGAAGTCTTGGTCTTGCGGTTTGAATGATAAATAGATAGTTCAAATAGTTCTGCACTGAGTGTTTCAAATGTTTGCATTAGGTTATGAAAGAAACCTGCAAGGATTACTAAGAAGTCAGAACGGTGTACTGGGCGTGGTATTTTATTAAAATCATCCATAACCCAGTACACCTTCCCAAATAATAATTAACCTTTTCTTACTGATGTTCCTTTGCGGCCTGCTGGCATCATTGATGGAACAACCTTACCGCCTGCTGGCTTAGAGGTATCCTTCTTGCCTTCAACTGGCTTTGACATTGGCGCTGCTGCGCGTGATCCTTTATTCATATTTACACCCCCTTTGCTTATGCTGCGCCGGTGATACCAGCGAGTAGTTGTGCTATATCTGGACGTTGACCAGCAGCAGGGGCCGCACCACCTTGAGGTTGTGTTGGTTGCGCTGAGGCAGAGGCGGGGGCCGCACCTGCTGCTGGAATCTGTTGTTCCATTCCTGGCGCCATTGGTGGCATCTCTGGGGCTGGAGCTGGTTCTGGTGCAAATGCTTTTTCGATAACGTTCTCTAGTGCTTGCCCTTTTTGGCGACCTTGGATAACAGATGCGATACGCCCGATAATCTGTGAAGGGTCTTGCCCTTGCGCCGCGAGAGCCGGAATCGCCTGAGCATACTGAGCAACAGCAACGCGAAGAGAATCGCGCATTTCTTCAATATCAACACGTTGTTCCTCCTGTGTAACGTTAAGATCCATAGGGATCTCACGACGTACATAGTCACGCGATACGAGTTTATCGGAACGCATTTGTAGCAAAGCAATGATGGCGCGGTTAGGATCCATACCGGACATAATTCCGTAACGGACATCTACGCCATATTCACCCTTGATATCACGAGATGGGGTGTACTTGAGTACATAAGGTGTTCCATCATCGCTTCCCTTAATAGTCTTAGGGATTCCGCCAAAGATTTTCTCATCTGCTTCAAAACAGATTGCAGCAAGTTCTTGGAACATACGAGCAAACTGTGCTTGTGCTGCTTTGATCTGTGTATCAAATCCAGCCTGTAGCGCTTGTACACCACGACCAGTGACCACAGATGCGTCAATGTTTCCTGAACGAGACTCTGGGTAACGAGCACCCATACGGAGTTCACGCTCTAGAACGCCGGACTCTGTAAAGACTCCAGGTGGTAGTTCTAGTGGTACACGACGGATGCCTTGCGGATTAGCAGAACGCATAATCGCATCTGGTCCGAGTGCCAACTCTTGTACATCTTGTGGAATAGCAATAGGTGCTTGGATAGACTTTTCAGCGGCTTGGATCTGCAAGATAGCAAAGCGAGCACGAGCGAGTTGTACAGATAGCACATCATCAAACTGACCGCGTGCTTCTCCGTCAAGAGAGGAACGCATAATGACAGATGCCATTGCTTTACCTAATACGTTAGGTGTTTGAGATAGAACTAGGTTCTTACGCTCTGGTAGGTAGAGCAGGTCTTGATCCTTATCGTGGTACTTAACCATAGAGATATACGGTGAAGACAACTGGTATTGATTGCGACCTAGGATCTGATCGTAGAACTCTGGGTACTGTGATGCTAGCGTCTCAGCATCTGTAACAATAACCTGTGTGATAGATAGTACTCGACCATAACGATCTAGCTCTGGGTATGTACCAAATGGGTTAAGCATACGGATACGAGGATTGTTATCATCGTAATCCATCTCAACCATACCTACACCTAGACCGTAGGTGTTATACCAGTCGGCTGCGGTGTACATCTGGAGTTGTAAATCAGAGTTTGTTACATAAAAATTGGCAATACGGGTACGAGTATCTGCGGCTTTACGTGCAGTATCTGAAACCATATTAGTTGCTGAGCAGTTAAAGGATGGCAGTGGTGCCATTGCTTCTGCTAGGTCACGTGCTGCTACGTCAATGAAGTTGGCGACTAGAGGCTTTGGATAGTCCTCTGAGAACATAGAAGGAAATACTTTTGAGATATCTCCTTGACGTACCGAAAGCACATCGCGCATACGCTGGTCACGCGCTGATGAGCGCGTACGTAGCCGCGATAGTTTCGCGTCAACTTCTTTGACTGATAACAATGTGGGGTCCTTACTTAGACTTTTTGTATAATCCTGGGTACTTCTTGTCAAGTGCTCTACTAGCGCCCTTTTCAAATTCTTTTACACCTTTAGGTGTTGTGCTCTTTCTTACTGCTTCAGCAGCGGCTTCGCCTGTTAACTTCTTAGACATTGGTGAGTTAGAAGGCTTTGCGCTTGGCTTGAAACCATCTTTACCATAACCAACTTTAGGAGCTGTCTTCTTTGGTGTTGGCTTTGTAATTGCTTTGGGAGTAGCTTTCATACCAACTTTAGGTGTTGGCTTCTTTGATGGTGTTGCCATAGTTATCTCCTAGATGATTCTCATTTTGTTTTGTTCTGCGAACGCTTCTTCAATATTGATTACTGTTCGCTTGCCTAGCTCGTGCCGAGATAGGAATGGATTTTTCATATGGTGGGTGGCATACTGTCCATAGTTGAGCATCTCACGTGCTCGGATCTCACAGAACCAAAGAGCCATAACCATATCGGTCTTACCCTTAGTCGTTGGAGTCCAGGTAATTAACTGCTCAATCAAAGCCTTGATATTCTCAGTCTGATCTGATGGCAGATGTATTAAGTTATCTCGATGGTGCTTACCGTCAAACTGCTTGGTACCGAAAAGGGTAGACATAGATGCCACACCAAAGCCGGCATCCCATTTATTAGAACCAGTATGGTGTTCCTTGAACTGCACTCCGCGTGAGGCTAAGTGCATACGGATACCTTCGTCTTGAGTTAAGAAGGACTGGAAGGCGTTCTTTTCGACGATCCACTCTGAGGGAGAGTAGGTTGCTGTCCAATCAAAAATAAGATTACGGATATCGGCTGGAGACGGACGGCTAATTTTAATAGCATCTACTATGTACCTCTTGCTAGTTGATCGGTCAACGGCGTAGCAGATAGCTGCAGTATCACCGATCATTGCAGGGTCAAGGCCACAGATATAAGTAAAACCATTTAAGTCTTTAGGATGTCCGGGCCAGCCTGCAACTAAGTTGCCTGCCTTACGCATACCGTCAATAGATCCCTTTACACATACAGGATCAAAGGCGGCGTTTTCAGAAACGTCCTGCTGCTGATATACCAAAGCCCAGGTGCTTGCATCCATCGCTTGGCGTTCGTTATAAAGGTTACGTCCAGACCAGCGAGGATATAGGCCGTCCTCGTTCTTGTCGGATTCTGCTTGTCCATCAAAGGGAGCATCTGAGGCAGGCCATAGCGTAACCCACTTGTCGGGGTCTTCATCTGCTTCAAGCAGGGCCGGCATTGCTAAATACTTCCAAGGAACTAGGCCGCCAGGGTAGCGATCTTCTGATCGCAGTTCGCGGTATAGGTCAACGGAGGCTACGCGGGTTCCGATAATGATAAGTTTGCCGGTAGGGTTCAAACGAGATCTAACGTCCTGGGTTAACCAGCGGATCTGCTTCTCAAACTCATTGGCGTTCTTTAAGGTAACAGCGTCGTCTACAATAATCATATCAGCACGCTTACCGTAGATTTGACCGCCGATACCGACAGCCTCGATGTTCGGGTCCTTTTCAGATGACTCACGGAGTTCATCACCAAAGGTAACGCGGGTAGCCTGCCAAGAGGCAGACTTAGAGTTAAACCCTACGCCAGCAGCATAAGCGCTTTGCAGATCTGCATACATTGGATGTGTGAGTCTTTGCTTGATGGCGTAGAGAAAGTCGGCAGCTAGTTGCTGCGTCTGGGAAACAATCAGAACACGAAAATTCGGATTACGGGCTACCTGCCACGTCACATAGTCTACGGTGACCGTAATTGACTTGGCGTGGTTTGGCGGAATATTTATAAGTACGCGGTTAGCGGCAAGGCCCGGTTCAAATTTCATACTGGGGTGCAGCCACGAAGGTTCACGACCTTCGATTACATCTATCAGATTTATCTGATGGGCGAAAGTCTTAGAGTGTAGGAACTTCTCGCGGAAGGTCACGAAGTCAATATCGTGAACGTCGCCACCCTGGAACTGCTTGTCCTTTAGACCAAGGCGGGTTCGGTCTACCTTGTCTGCAAAGATCTTATCGGTGCGGCGGTAATACTCGTAAGTCTTAATGGACTTACCGGCGGAGGCAGTAGCTGCCTCAACGGTCATACCTTCTGCGACAGCGCCGAGAATGATTCTCTTGGCGATGTCTGCTGAATTATCAGCCATCTATTCCTCCTACAGATTAAGCCCGAAATACATATCGGGCTGAGGGGAATTGGCGGATCTAATATTTAGATAGAACTCACCCGACTAAAAGGCACCGCCAGTGTCGGGCTTAGCGCCCGAGGGAGCCACAGCGAACTGAGGGGTAAGTCAGTACTCGGCCTAGGGGCCTCGTAAGAGGCAACCGCAACGGGTCGCAAAGGTCTTCCCCGCTTTGCTCCCCTACTGTATATAAGGCAGGAAATTTAACGCATTTCCCGCTTTGGGTCCTGTGATCTTAGACACACTGCTATAACCCCTGCTCAGACGGCATATGGTACCGGATCTCACACGGTTCACTTTAGCAAATATTTTTTGTTAGGGTACATACATACTCACGGCGCGTGGATTAACACCACTGGGTGCCTTTGTCTAGGTCTGACGGTACTGTGCAGGGTTAGACATTCTGCGCGGTATTGTCTAGGGTGTTGCTAGTAAAGATCGGAGGGCTGGCTATATTCCCGGCACTGC